TCGGTGGTCTTACTCAGATAGTGGGTAATGCCAGTTTAGATCAGTTACAGTATGATCCAGGCGTAGCAATCAAACCACCAATCGTATTGGAAGGTGAAGGTCTATTTGATCCTTTAGCATTCGAGCAGAACACCGCACTATTCGATTTTGATTTAAGTGCACGTCTCGGAGAAGATTCAGCAGGAGGCAGAACATTGCTATTTAGAACAAACATGGGTAACGCAGCGGATGCAATCGACAAAGGTGGTAATGACCTTAATGACGTACAGGATCTTACAGTCGAGAACCTCGATAACTTGTACTCAAGTTTGGGTGAATACCTCACACCAGATTCTCCAACGTTGGATGATGATAGTGATGGTAGCACAACATTCTCTGGATTTGATATATCCAGTACAGAAACCATTGACCAAGAGCAGTTCACTTGGAACATGCGTACTGATAGGGTAGACGGAGACAACAACCAATTGCTTGACTCAGACGGTAATGCAAGACAAGTTGGTGATTCAGACTCAGAAATAAGTCTAAGAGAAGCAATAAATAGAAACTTATAGTATAAATAGATGTAACAATCTTTAGGTAAAAGAGATGACAAGACAAGTATTAAATAGAGGAACAGTCGCAAACGATGGTACGGGAGATACTCTTCGTACTACTGCGTTAAAAATTGAGCAAAACTTTGCAGAGATCTACAACAAATTAGGAGATGGTTCATCTCTTATGCCTTTGATCGAATTCGATTCAAGTGGTATGATATTTGATGGAGCAACTGCGAATGCTCATAAGACAACACTGCGTGTGACTAACCCCACAGGGACTCGTACAGTAACTATTCCAGATCACACTGGTATTATTACTATGGACACTAACACTCAGACTCTTACGAATAAGACTTTGACCAGTCCAGTATTGACAACTCCTCAAATCAATGACACAAGTGCAAACAATCAATATGTGTTTGCTGTGAGTGAATTGACTGCCGACCGTATTGTAACTCTACCTTTGTTAACAGGGAATGATGAAATAACATTTAATGGTCATACTCAGACATTATCTAATAAGACACTACAATCACCGCAGATCAACTCTCCTAAGATTGGTACTGGCATTCTTGACAGTGCACAGAACGAACTGATTCACTTTAGAGATTCTGCGTCTGCTGTTAACCATGTTACAATTGCAAATGCCTCATCTAATCTCCCTGCTATTGTACAAGCAGAGGGACAGTCTAACGCATCCTTATCACTACGTTCTACAGGAACTGGTGCAGTTAAATTAGACGGTAAGGTAGCATTGAAGACACATGCTATTACTTCAACTGGTGGATCAACGAACTCATCATACGTGGTGACTAAGTTCACATCTGGTACTAACGGTACACACACATTAACAAGTGGTACTAATGGACTTCAAGGTGAAATTCACTATCTGGTAAACACAGGTACTGCACAACAAACAATTAATGAATCAAACAGCAACCTTGCAACATATGCAAATATTGTTATGCCTTCAAATACATCATGCTCCCTAATATGGATGGGTGATAAATGGGTGGTAGTTAGCAATGTTGGTTGCACTCTAAATACATAGGAATAGAAAATGCCAGTAATAACAGACCAATTTAAAAAACAAGTTCTTGATGATATTCTTCAAGACTTCAATGACTCTGCCAGTAATAGGTATTATGCAGGAATTGGACGTTCCGAAGATTGGAACGCATCTGACGTTGCTACTGTTCCTACGAATAATACCCGTGAAGCACGTCTTGCACGTGGATCACTTCAGTCACTTAAACTGATTCAAGACGCATCATACGTATTACCACGTAGAAGTTGGGTTGCTAACTTAATCTATGATGCATACGATGATGCAGATGTTGGATTCCCAGAGAACCCCTTCTATGCTATTAACTCTAATAACGAGATCTATATTGTATTAGAGCAAGGTAAGAAGACAGATGGTACTTCTGAACTATCAACAATTCAACCTACAGGTAATACTAATGGTACTCCATTCCGTACTTCGGATGGTTACACTTGGAAGTTTATGTACTCAATTGGTGCGTTACGTGCTGATAAGTTCCTATCTTCTGCGTTCATGCCAGTAACATTTGTTACAGCAGTTGACTCAGACTCACCTGCCGAAGATCTTCAGCAAAACATTGTACAGAACAATGCAGTCAAAGGACAAATTTTAGGTTATAAAATAACCAACGGTGGATCTGGATATACTTCAAACCCAGATGTTACTATTGTCGGTAATGGTTCAAATGCTACTGCCTTTGCGGTACGTGCAGGTGAGACTATTGTTGACATCAAAGTAAAAGCAGATAGTGCAGGTAACGGAAGTGCATCATATTACGGAAACGGATATGACTATGCTAACGTAGTTATTAGTGGTGGGGGTGGTGACTCATGTACTGCTCGTGCTATTATCGGACAACCAAATGGTATGGGATCAGACCCAGTTGTTGACTTGAAGTCACAAGGTATGATGTTTAATACCAAACCAACATATAACGAAGGTGGAGACTTTATCACAGGTGATAATATCTTCCGTCAAGTATTACTAATGAGAAACCCAAAGGTTGATAGTGCGACAGGCACATTGCTTACATCTACTACTGGGTTTGCACTAAATAAGATTGTAACATCTGAAACAAACTTTGTCAAGTCCGTTGTACAAAAAAGTAAAGTACAAGGGGCAGTATCTGGTGCAGTCGCAATAATCGATGATGTTGCGGATTCTGGTAATGGTCTTTGGTATCACCAGACTGAAGAAACTGGGTTTACTAACTTTGATTCTGGTGAACAGGTATCAATAGTAGGCAACAGTAGTATTGTAGGAACAGTAACCAAGTTACTTGGTGGAGAGTTCAATCCATATACTGGAGATTTAGTATACATAGATAATAGATCCTCAGTAACAAGATCGAACGACCAGATTGAAGACTTGAAAATAGTAATTACCATTTAGGAATAGGAAATGCCAAACACTTTTACAGAACAAACATTACGTTCAACTTACAAGGATGATTATCACGATAGTGATAACTATCATCGTATTCTGTTTAACGCAGGTCGTGCGTTACAAGCACGTGAACTTACACAGATGCAGACTATTATTCAGTCTGAGATTACTCGTTTTGCTAATAATGTTTATGGCAAAGATGGTGTTGCGGTTGTTCAAGGTGGATTGTCGGTCAACGATGCTCATCCATACATTAAAATATCTAATGATCAGAACAACTCATTCACAGATGTATCGGCACTTAAAGGTCAAATCCTAACTGGATCCGTAACTTCAATAAAAGTACGAGTTCTTGAGGCAATAGCGGCAACTGGATCAGATCCAGACACAATCTATGTCCAGTACTTAGACAATCCTACAACAGTTGCCAGTACAACAGTACAGGAATCTACACCTACTGTAGTTTCTAACGAAATTCTAAGTAACGGATCTAACGTAAACCTTACTGTATCTAATATTTCTACTAATATTGGATTTGGTTCTAAGGTCGAAGTAGGTCAATCAGAGTTTTACATTAATGGTCACTTTGTTTATGTGCCACAACAACAACTATTTTTAAGCAAATATGGCACTGGTGAAACAGTTGATATTGGTTTTAAAGTTGTTCAAGATATTGTTACTGTATCGGATACAGATGCATTATATGATAACCAAAATACGACACCTAACAGAGCATCGCCTGGTGCAGATAGATTGCGTATTCGTTTGATACTTGCGTCTCGTGATGATGTTAATATTGGTGACACTTTCGTATTCTATGGTCGAATCATTGACGGTAAAGAATACATCTCTACTAAAACAGAGTCTCAAAACTTTGACTATGTAAACAAACGTATCAAAGAAATTAACGGTGACTTCATTAAACAGTACTGGAAACTACGAGTTCGTCCAGACGGTGAAAGTATTGCCAACAATTTTATACTTAATGTGGATCCTGGCGTAGCATACTTAGATGGTAAACGTATTGCCACCAACATCCCACAACAAATTTTATTGCCTCGTGCTACTGATACTATTACAAGAGACGATGAGCAAGTAGGTATTACCTACGGAAACTATTACCACTTTGATAGTGGTGTTGGTATGCTTAACATCGAAACAGCAGAACCAGTAACTTTGCATACTGGATATGGTGGTACTGGTACCAATATAGGTACAGCAAACGTTCGTGCAATCACAGAAGGTAGCACACAAACACTTGCAGGTGGACAACAATATCAACGTGTTCCATCGTACAAAGCACATTTATTTAATGTTAAACTAACTAATTTAGATTTTAGTTTGGCAGATGCATTATCTGTTAAATCTTCAACAGATGCTCACTTGGTTAACCTTGTTCCTCGTATTGGAAACAAGGGTACTTTACTTGTAGATCAAAGAGAGGATGCACTAATATTTGATACTCCGTTGCCTCGACCAAAAGGTTTCGCACAGGAGTTACCTGCTCGTCCCGCAACAATTACATTAATGCAGAAGTTTAACTTTACTGCATCTGGAACGACTCACGAAATAACACTTGGTGATGCAGGTGAATCATTTGTAAACCAAACAGATATATTGATTGCACAGGGTGATGGAGCATCATCCTTTATGAAATCTGGTGTATCTACTGTTATCGGTGGTACAGGTAATAAGAAAATTACTTGTAGTGGATTGACAAGTGGTAAGTCATACGAA